TCAAGTCAGGAACAATTCTTGAAGGTGAGCAATCTCCTCTAAGCATTGAATCAGACAGAAACATCTTATCCAAACAGGATGTTATGTCTGTTGACTACCATAGTGCTTATCACGTTATGGGAACTAAGTGGACATCTGCTACTGATAACCCAACAAACGCTCAGTTAGGTAACTTAAACAACTGGGGATTAACATATGATGCAGACCTAATTCCTATGGTTGAGATCATCGTTAACTCTCCACTTGATACATCTAACATTTCTTAATAGAATATAACTGTAGGTGGTCGTTAAACCTCATCAATTATTGGTGGGGTTTTTTCTTTACGCTACAATAAAACTAAAATTACTTTCTTATCGTGGCAGCCACTATAAATGCAACTATAAAAGATGCTAATGCTAATAGCTATGTCACATTGACAGAAGCTAATAGTTATTTTGAAACAGTACCAGACTCTTCAACTTGGACAAATAAAACAGACGATCAAAAGAATAGAGCATTAATATCAGCAACTAGATGGATTGATAGCTTTGTTTATTATGGAGACAGATGTGATGACGGTCAGGCACTTAAATTTCCTAGAAATAATTATCAAGTTGATGGTGTTGAGTTAGCTTGTTCTACTATTCCGTTAAATATTAAATATGCACAATATGAATTAGCCAGAGCTTTAGCAAATGATAGTGAAGCAATGGTAGGTAATACTGGCACTGATGGAAACATTGAGGAGGTAAAGTTAGGAGATATTCAAGTTAAATACAACACAAGCAGCCAAGGAACTGGAGTCGTAAACAATATTTTAGATGTTTACCCTTGGTTACAAAGTTATTTAGGTGCATATATACTTGGTGGAGCAGGATCTTTTCAAATGAGAGTGGTTAGAGGATAATGGCAGGACAACTAGACACAGCTTTAAAAAAGATAGCTAAACAAGTAGTGTCTCAACTTGGCGACTCTTTAGATACAACTATTGTTTATACAAGAAAAGGAGTATCAAGTTATGACAATGAGACAGGAGAATATCATACAGTAGATACAAATTACACAATAAAAGTTCCTATTGAGTTTGTTAGATCAACTGAGGAAACAGGTTTTCAAGAAAACGTGGCAAGGTTATATATAACACCTGATTTAATAGGAGATAATCAACCTTTATTGCAAGACGATATTACTCTTACATTTTCTGGATCTAGCAGAAGTTGTAAGATAACGAATATTCTTACTTTAAAAGGACGTCAAGAATATTTATTCAGAGTTGACGTTATTTTCTAATGAGTTTAGTAAACGCACGAGCAGCATTTGAAACCGCAATATTAGATGCGGTAACAGACGCAGATCCTACTGTTTTGGTAATTTTTGACAATATGCCATTAACTACTCCTGGAAAAAACAAAAAGTATGTGATGGTAAGTTTAGACTTTAATCAATCTACTACTCAGACGCAGGGAGCAGCATCAAGTTTTTATTCTGGTTCTATAAGATGTGGAATTATGACACCACCTCATAAGGGAAGTGCAGTGGCTTCTGCAATAGCTGAAACAGTCATTACAGGTCTTATTTCTGTTAATTCTTCAGCTTATGTAGATACTTTTTCTGTCACACCAAGAGTATTGCAGATAGAAGGACCCACTTCTGTAAATGTTGAAGAAGATAGTCATTACTTATCTGTCGTAAGTTGCGATTTTACTGCCAATGCCTAAAGATTTTAAAAAACACTTTACTAAAGATTTAGGAAAGGCAATAACTAAGGGAAGAAAAGAAGTTGCAAAGACAGTAGCTCGTTCTTTAATTGAAAAAGGTCCGTGGTGGACAGGAACATTTGGAGAAAACTGGATAGTATCAAAAAGTCCTGTACAGGCAACTAAAAAAAGAAAACCAGACTTTCCACATTATTTGATACCCGACCCAACAGCTAGGCAGATAAAAAATCCTAGAGTACCAAATGTGACATTAAATCAAGATTTATTTATTGGTAACAGAGCTAAGTATGCTGGCTTTGCTATCAATGCACCAGGGCAGACAAGACCTAATTTAAAGGGAGAACCCGTTACTTATGCGGAGCACGGTAGAGATTTTGCTTTAACTGCTACAGGAGGGCCTAATTGGTACAATATTTACACAAAAGGTGGTCTTATCAACAAAGATATAGCATTAGCATTTAAAAAGGTTGGCTTTAAGTAATAAAGTAGTAGTATAGTAGATAAATATACTAATTTATTTTGCATGGCAACAGAAAGAGCAATCGACAAACTAAAGCAAGCGTTTAGTTTAAACACTAAAAGTAGTTACTCTATTTATAAAAATGGTGAGGTAGTATTGACTGTTTATTGGACACCCTTAACTATTGCTGATAGAGATACCATAAATGCTACTTTAATAGCTACTAATAAAGGACAGGAAGAAGGTAGTTTAGACTTTGCATTACAGGTAATAATAAACAAAGCAGAAGATGAAAGCGGACAAAAGCTATTTGTTGAAGGAGATAAACCTAGTCTTAGAAGAGAAATACCACTGGCAGTTTTACTGGAACTTATGACTAAAATGCAAGAGTTGGGCGAGGAGGTTAGCCCTGATGCCGTAAAAAGCACAACTTGATAAGGACAATTATTTATACCTTCAATTTTTTATTGCAGAAAATTTAGGGATAACATTGGATTATTTAAAAAAGAATATGACTTTAGAAGAAGTGTACGGTTGGAACGCATATTTTAGATTAAAAGGAGAGCGAGAAGAAAAAGCTTATCAAGATGCACAAAAGAAAGCTCAATACCGTAAGGTACGCTAAACTAAATGTAATGTTTTATCGAGATTAGTGGCATCTAATTACGAAGTTAATATAAAACTGAATACCAGGACTGTTAATAAACAGCTAAATAATCTTGAGAAGCGTATATCAAAGTTAAATAGGTTAGCTCAAGGTGGTAGAGCAAATAAAACGGTATTGCGTAATGAACAGGAAAAAATAAAAAAGACGGGCCAAAGACTTGGACTAGAAAATAAAGTTTTAAAAAGAAAACAAGAGCAATTAAAAGTAGACCAACAACAATTAAAAGTTCTGCAACAATCAGCCAATGTTAGAACTAAGCAAGCAAGCGGTGGTGTAACAACGGGTAGAGGTGGATCTAGGGGAGGAGGAGTTTTATCAGGAGCATTAATCAGTGGTGCGTTTCCTCTTTTATTTGGACAAGGATTATTAGGTGGTGCTGCTGGTTTTGCTGGTGGAGCTATAGGTGGAGCAGTTGGCGGTCAAATGGGAGGTTTTGCTGGAGGTCTTATTGCTACTGCTGGTTTAACGCAGATACAACAAGCCATACAGGGTATTAATGAATTAGGTGCAGCTTTAAAACCAGAATCTCTTAATCTAGACAAACTAATTGCATCTTTAGGACTCACTGGAACGGAAGAATCAAAAAGATTAAAACTTATAGAGCAGTTAGAGGGAAAACAAGCAGCTTTAAATGAAGTTACTAAAGAGATGAATAGAGTAATAGGAGAAGATGGAGTAAAGAAAATAAAAGAATTTACAGAAGTAACAAGAACTATGGGAAATAATTTTGCACGGGTTATGACTCAAATGATGTCAGGCTTAACGTCAGCAATTATGGATTCTCCTTTAGGTGAATTTTTAAAAACAAGAGCAGAAAAAGGAAAAGTTAAAGCAGCATTACCTAGTGATATTGAAACAACTGATCCAGTTTTAAAAAGATTAATTGCTGAACAACAAAAACTTTCATCTCCTAAAAATGTAAATAGACAGGCTTTAGGTCCTTTAACACTTTCTAGTGGTGGTTTATTTCCTGGACAAATTAACAATACAGCAGAGCAACAAATAGCAGATGCCAATTCTGCTAAATTTCAAGCTATGCAATTACAAAGTATTGAAAGATCCATAGAAGCAAGAAAAAAAGTTTTATTTACGTCTAAAGAACAAGAACTTAAAGATAAAAACGCTAAAGATAATTCAACATTAATTTTGCGAGATGTAAAAGCACAGAATCAATTTTTAAAGGAGTCTTTAACACTTGGTACATTTCAAGCTGAAATAGAACAGAAAGTAAGAGATCTTAAAGAACAACAAAAAGCAATAGGAAAGGATTTATCAGTAGCCGATGAAGAAGCTTTTAGAGATCAATTAAAACTACAAAGAGCATTAGAAAAAACAAATGATCTATATAAAAGTATAGCTAGTACTGTAGAAACTGGATTAGTAGATGCTATTGAAGGTGCAATAAACGGTACTAAAACTCTTGGTGATGTTGCTCGCAGTGTGTTTGCTCAAATTCAAAGATCACTTATTCAATATGGTGTAAATGCTTTTCTCAGTGGTTTGCCTGGTATTGGTGGTTTATTTAGAGCAGATGGAGGGCCAGTAAAAGCAGGGGGTAGTTACATTGTAGGAGAACGTGGACCAGAATTATTTACTCCAAGTGTATCAGGAATGATTACACCAAATCATGCTCTTGGTGGATCAACAAATGTTGTAGTAAATGTAGACGCCTCTGGATCGTCTGTTGAAGGTGATGAAGCACAGGGTAGAGAGCTTGGTCGTCTTATATCAGTTGCAGTACAATCTGAAATAGTACAGCAACAAAGACCAGGAGGATTACTTGCATAATGGCTACATTTCCTTCAATAAAGCCTACATATGGACAGCAGAAAAGATCCGCACCATTAACTCGTACTATCCGCTTTGCCGATGGCTATGAACATCGTATTCTTTTTGGTTTAGCTCAAAATCAAAATCCAAAAATATTTAACTTTACATATAACGTTTCAGAGACAGAAGCAGATACTATAGAAACATTTTTAGACGATAGAGCAAATGATAGTGCTAGTTTTGATTTTCCTACAAATTATTTACCTGGAGAGACAGCTTCAAACTTTAGATTTGTTTGCGAACAATGGAGTAAATCGATACCCTATAACAATAGAGCGACTATTCAAGCTACCTTTAGACAAGTATTTGAACCAGCTTAATTATGTCAGTAAATACATCTGTTTTTACAAACTTATTATCTACTAACCCATCTGCAATCATAGAGTTATTTACTCTTCAATTATCAACTTCATTACATGGAGCTAATACTATTTACAGGTTTCATTCAGGATCTAATGAAGCTAATGGTGAAATAGTATGGGCTGGTAATTCTTATCTTAGATTTCCAATACAGGCATCTGGTTTTGCTTTTCAAAGAGGACAGTTACCTAGACCTAAAATTTCTATAAGCAACATGACAGGTTTTATGTCTGCAATACTTTTAAGTGTTAATCAAACTACAGTTGGTAATGATTTAACAGGTGCTACCCTTACAAGAATAAGAACATTAGTAAAATTTATAGACGCTGCAAATTTTAGTAGTGGAACTAATGCAACTGCTGATCCAACAGCAGAGTTTCCTAGAGAAGTATATTTTGTTGACAGAAAATCGACAGAAAATAGAGAGCTTGTAGAGTTTGAATTAGCAGCACCAACTGATTTAGTAGGTATGAAAATACCAAAAAGACAATGCACTCGTAAACTTTTTCCTAGCATAGGAACTTTTGCAACATGACTTGGAAACAGAAAGCACTTGAACACGCAAAACAAGAAGATCCAAAGGAGGCTTGCGGTCTGCTATTGAACGTGAAAGGAAAAGAAAGATATTTTCCTTGTCGAAATTTAGCAGTTACAGATCATCAGTGTTTTATTATAGATCCAGAAGATTATGTTAAAGCAGATAATGTCGGTGAAATAACAGCAGTTGTTCATAGCCATCCAGTAACACCTCCCACACCTAGTCAGGCCGATAAAATATCTTGCGAAGCTAGTGGTCTTGTTTGGCATATAGTAAATCCAAAAACAGAACAGTGGGCGTACTTAGAGCCATGCGGGTACAAACCACCATTATTGGGTCGTCAATGGGTATGGGGTATCACTGATTGCTGGAGTTTAGTAAGAGATTGGTATAAAGAAGTAAAGAATATAGACCTCAGAGATTGGGATAGACCTACAACACCAGAAGAGTTTTTAGATAATCCTTTATTTGAAAGTTGTGCATGGAGAACTGGATTTAGAGAGTTAAGACCAGAAGAAGCTTTACAAAATGGAGATGTTTTATTAATGAGTATTTTGCATCCTACTTTAAATCATGTGGCATTATTTTTTGATGGTGATGTAATTCATCATTTAACCGATAGACTATCTTGTAGGGAACCTTACTCTCAATGGCTGCTAAAATGTACTGGAAAGAGGTATCGTTATGCTTCGTAAAATAAAACTATATGGACAGTTAGCAGAATTTGTCGGACATAAGGAATTTGAAGTAAAGGTAAATAATCTAAGTCAGGCTGTCAGTTTTCTGGTTAATAATTTCCCAGAAATAGAAACACATATGAATCCTAGATACTATCAAGTTAAAATAGGTGATTACGATATTGGTGAAGATGAAATATCCTATCCCATAGGAAAACAAGATATACATTTTATTCCTGTTATTAGTGGTGCTGGTAGAGGAATTGGAAAAATATTATTAGGTGCTGCATTAATAGGTATATCTTTTGGATTTCCATTTACTCTAGGTTCTGGCCCTTCATTGTCATTTGCATCTTTACAAGCAGGTAATGGTATTGCTGGTGCAATGCTTGGGGCAGGTGCTTTGAGTAAGGCTGCTTTTTATATAGGAGGAGCATTGGTATTATCAGGTGTAAGTGACTTACTATTTCCGTTACCTAAACTTGAAAATTCAGAAGAAGACCCACAATTATCTTTTAATTTTTCTGGAATACAAAATACTTCAAGGG